TTTTTATCCCTCCTTATTATATTTATATTATACCCAATATTAAATAAAAAGTCAACATATAAGTGAGATTTTCACTCATTTAAATGTATATTTTGTATGAAGAAATAATTACTTGATCTTTGATAAGAACTTTTATTCAGTACCCGTCAAATAGTCCAGGTCAGAAAATACAACGCTGTATGACCACACTTCAACAGGTAGATATATCGAAACCCTCAGTACAACTAAAGAGCGGTACAAGGCTTATGCCAAGAGCAAATGTAAAAGTTTAACTAGTTTGATTGTATAAACTCGTTGAGAGTGATATGGCGAAGGGTAAAATCGAATAATAAAACAAAAACAGCCGACAAGGAATAATCCCTGTCGGCTGTCTTACTACCTACTTGATTTTAATCTTCTGCCCCACATAAATGAGATTAGCGTTCTTGATGCCATTATCCTTGACAAGCTTCGCAACAGTGGTCTTGTAGCGCCGTGCGATGCCCGAGAGCGTATCGCCACGCTTCACAGTGTACGTCACTGTCTTCTTGGTGGAGCTTGTAGTCGGCTTGCTAGTCGGTCTGATAGCCTGCTTCTTGAAACCATTCAGCCCTGCTGCTTTTATCTTTGCAGGATAGTCCACATAGCAGATATCCATATCAACATTGCCACTGATACCGCTGATTCTGCCAGTAGAACTGTACTGCCACATACCATATGTGCCGCTAAAGTTGCAGCGTGAACCATACTCTGCAAGCCAGAGTGCATACCTCTTGGCGACAGAAGTTTCAAGCATGGTCTGAGCAGGACTTCTGCTTATGTAGATACCTGCCCAGTAGCCTGCCGCCTCGAGAACGTTACAGAACGCCTTGCACATTGCAGATACCGCTGTTCTGCCCACAAGCGACTTGCCCTCAACGTCGAAGTAGATAGGGTACTCAAAAGTCTTTCCCTTTATTACGGACAGGCAAGCTACTGCCTCTGCCTCTGCCTCTGCGACAGTTGTGGCGTAGCTAAACCAGTATCCACCGCAAGGTATGCCGTACTTCTTGCACTGAGCATAGTTTCTCTTGAAGAACTTGTCCACCTGCCTTGCATACTTTCCGTAGCCTATCTGCATGATAACATAGTCTACCTTGCCCTTGAGCTTTGCAAAATCAATATTTCCCTGACAGTATGAAATATCAATGCCCTTAAATGTCTTTGCCATAAAATTACTTCCTTTCTAAATCTTCGATGCGGTGGTTTGCGACCTTTATCTGTTCAGCGACCACCGCATAATCCTGTTCCAGCTTATAGGTGCGAGCAATAACACTGTTGTGCTTGTCCACACGCTCAGACAGCTTGTCTATCTTGTACTCGATAAGCTTTTGGCTGTCGTACTGCGCCTGTTGCATAGTCTTACGGCTGCTAGATGCTATGACAAGCTGACACACTACCGCCGAAGCAGCTGTTATCAGTGCAACGATAATTGCTTCCGTCACTCGTCATCACCTGACTTTCTTTTGGCTGACTGCGTGCCGAAATAGAACGATATCACCACAGTAAACACCGTGATGAACTGCTCTGCTGAAATCGTGCGGCGAAGTGCCAACACGCAAAACACTGCCGTCAGCAGTATCGTCACGATAGACTTGACGTCTATAAGCTTTGCAAATTTCTGTTTCATATCTTGCTCACTCCTAATCCGCTATGCAAATGTTCTTTCCGCAAAGATACTTCTTATCAGTTTCAGAAATGAACATCTTATTATACTGTATTGGCGAATATCTCATTGCATAAATATCTTTGAAAACGTCGCCCGTTGTTGAATTGACTATTGGCACAAGAACTGCCATACGATCATTTGTAATTGTGGAATTGTAAGCATTTTCGACTGATATGCCGCTATCTGTTGCAATAGTCAACGTACCATCGTCTGCTGTGTAAATACAGCCTTGCGCTGTTGAGCCGTCAAGCTTTGTAACTTCTCCTACATAGAGATTATAACGTTTATAATCGACATATTCACTTGTCGAAGCTGATAACTGGCAAGCAAATCCTTTTGCTGTTTTAGTGAATGCCCATGTTATATATGTGTTATTTACGCTCACGCTAAACAACGATTTCTCACCAAACGTGCCACATACACTTATTTTAAAAATCGCATTAGTTCTTCCAATATTTTCCCCTTTTAGTTGCAAATAAAGCGTATCTGTAATATAACAATTGTGAATATATGTGTCCTCAGATTTTACGACTTTTACCCAGTCATGTGAATTGTCAAAATCCGTAAATATTTGAGAATAAACACGATATCCGCCAGAGTTTTCATCTTTTACTTTGCCACATCTTTCAACGATCGCCATTATTCTGTCACCTCCATATATTCGCTAGCTACCCCCACAACAGCCGTCACCGCTGTGCCCTCTGTCCAGCCGTATGCAGTACCGACGGGGACGCTTGCACCGCTCGCCATATCGGGTATAGTGTCGATAATATCCATATTGCCGTTGAAGTCCTCGATGCTGAACCTGTCCGACCTGTCGGGCTTTTTAAGTCCGAGATTTTCCGTGAAACTAGCCAACTATACTTCCCCCTTCCGCATTTTTGCCGACTATGAGATAGTACACCTTGAAAGCGTATGTGCCGCCCTGGTCTGAGGTGTGTTCAAGGTATGCCTCCCAGTCGATGTCCCTGCCGTTGCTTGCGACTTTGTATTGAAAACTCTGCGACTTGAAGTGCTTTTTGCCCCAGTCGCACACCATAAACACCGCAGGGTTAGTGACCCCCGAGGGTATCATTCCTGTGCGTGTGTTGTAAGTCCATTGTGAGCCGTTGTCGGCGTTGACCTTCATGTTCACCGTGAAAGACCCCCACCGCATATACAGTGGGTAGAGCCTGTTCACAAGGCTTACTATCTGTGCCGCTGTCTTTGCACGAAACACCGCTGTACCGCCGTCTAAAAGCTCGTCCGTCTGCTCTCCTGAGTATCTCAGCTCGTATTCGTCCTCGCCGACTATTTCTTCAAGTGCTGCCACCCTCGCCGTAAGCTGCTGGATAAGCTCCTCAGTGGTGGGCGTTGTCTGATCTGTGTCTGCTGTATCGGCAGTATTCTCCGCCTGCGTATCAGCCACAGTTGTTATCTCATTTTCGTCCATTATCTCGCCTCCTAAAGCTGTTCTTCCACGCTCAGACCTACCGCAGAAATGTCTGCTGAAAGTCCGCCGTCAAAGGTAAATCCTAAATTTGTTATCGGTATGTCATAGCTGTCTGTGCCGTTGGTGTAAGTCACCACGTCACCTATGTCGAAACGTGGGTCACCAAGTCTGTGGTACAGCTCAGTGGTATACCACGAAAATCCACCTATCCTGCGCCACAGAGATTGCAGCAGTGATTCGGTCATGTACGGATTTTCAAACTCCAAGACTCGACCTTGCGTTGTATCTGTCACGCCTAGCGACAATGTTACATCATCACTGACCTTGCAGATTATGCCTACTATCACGTTCTGTCTTTCTGACAGCGTAGGCAGGTCTATGGTGTTATTGTCCAGTATCTTCACGCTCGAGCCGTACCATTTGCGGACGTATCTGCCATATCGGTCAACAAAACCGAACTCGCCTTGTGCAGAAGCCAGATAGGACAACATTTGCCGCATGGTCACGTCCTTTGGCACTGAGCTGACCTTGAAATAGAAATACTTTGAGTACAGCAGTCTGCCTTTGTTATCTCTTAGCCGTCTGCCGCTCTTGTCACGCAGTAACCTGACTTCCGTATAATCATTTCCATTCTGCAAACCCAGCTGTCTGCAAATGTCGTCTTCAACGGCTTTATTCCAGTTTGGCATAGGGATATGCGGTACATATGGTTTGTCGGAAAAATATAATCTATCCGCCATTGTCAGCTGAACACTGCCGCCCGACTTTTTCGACTTTACGCAGGTGAAGCGCCCCATTGGTATCTTTTCGTCATTTGTATCAGATGAAGTTGCTTCCTTTGTATACAAACTGAAAACATACTCATTCCCAAGATACTTAGTTCCGTCGTCAACCAGCTCCGCCGTCACACTCTGAGAACAGACCGCTCCAAGCTCTATATCATCACTCAGAGATGTTGATTGAATGTCCGTCTGAACGTTCTGAATGCCGTCATATGCCACAGGTGCTCCGCTCTGAGCGTCCTCTATCCACATACCCCACAAGGCTTTGTAACTCTCTATCCTGCTTGTTATCTCATTGCTTGCTATGGTGTACATATGCCCTCCTAACGTTCTGCGAATGTGACAGTACAGCTCTTGTAATACTCACCACCGTCAAGTCTGACAAGCCCCTGCGGTACATAGTCGCTTGCGTTGGCAGATATAGAATAATACTTGCCATTGTGCCAAAACTCCAGCTCTGCAAAGTCGGGTCCGTCCTCGATAAGGGATTGTATCTCGGCTGAATCTGCGACAGGAAGCATTGTCCACTTGCAGGGCAGTTTGTATTTGCAGAACTTTCTTGCACCCACAAACAAACCTGTTGTATTCACTCGTCCTGAGCCTGCCGTCCACTCGTAACAGTTTACAGGGCTCCAGCTATCAGGGTCAGGGTCTGTCACCCACACGCCATTTATCTTTAGCAATGTTCCTGTCAAAATGCACTCACTCCCGTCTTACGTTTATACTGATTGTTGCTGTCCTGCATACACTTGAAAAGCACCTTGCTGTCAACTGTTCCGAAGAACACAGGGTCATAAGCTTTCAGCCAATCAAGTATAGCGTTCAGCACCCTTAACACCTCGTCAAGCTTGCCGTTATCAAGCATACCTTGCAGTTTGCTAAGAGGTGAGATCACCTCCGGGTCTGCCTTTGCGTTCCTGTTATCGCCCACCATTGCAAGGGTCGGTGCTGTGGCAAGTCCGCCTGTGGCAAGCTTTGGTATCTCAGGTATGCTTATTGTATCAAGATCAAAGCCGAAGGTTTCTCCGCCTATGCCAGGCACCCAATCAGGCACATCAAAACTCAGGCTGTTAATGCCGTCGATTATCCAGTTGACCGCACTTTCAATAGCACTGGTCATTTTGTTTACTGCACCGATAATTAGGTTTATAGGTGCTTTCACAACGCTGTAAAGCGTATTCCACACGCCTTTAAAGATCTTCTTTACACCCTGCCAAGCCTTCTTCCAGCTACCTGTGAAAATGCCTTTTACGAACATTATAATACCGTTGAGAATGGTCTTTACGCCTCCGAAAGCGTCTGAAAAGGTCTTTTTGAACCACTTGCCTATGCCTTTGAAAACGCCCTTGACAGCGTTAAGAAGCTTTGTGAAGATCTCCTTTATCTTTGCAATACCCTCAGATACGGCATTATACAGACCTTGTATGATATATCCGCCCATTTCAGCCATGACCTTACTAGGGCTGTGAATACCAAAACAGTTCTTGAAGCCGTCAATAAATGGTGTAAGAACATGGTCATAAAGCCAAGTGCCTATGCCCTTGAAAGCGTCAACGATACCTGTGAAAAGCCCCTCAACGATATTACCGCCACAGTCCTGTATCTTCTCCGTAAAGTAGTCACGGATACTGAAAACAGCGTCCTTGATAAAGCCCCACAGCACCGATACCGCACCGCCTATAGCTGAACCTATTGCCTTGAAAAGTTTTGTGGCAATGCCGCTCCAATCTATTGTAGAAATGAACGTCCACAGCTTTTCGCCTATGCCCTGCCAATTCACAGTTTGCAGGAAGTTTATTGCCGTATCAAGCAGACCTTTCACGCCCTCAGAGATAGTCGTTCCTGCCTTGCCCCAATCAATCTCATCAAACCAGCCGTTCACCGAAGTGCCTATGGACGAGCCAAAGCCCGACCAATCAAAGGTGGTAACGAACGAATAAAGATAGTCGATAGTAGCTTGCCATTTTGAAGCAAGGGTCTTGCCGATAAGCGACCAATTCGTTTTCTTTATACCGCCATTAAGAAAATCGGCTGTGCCTTTACCGAAGCCTGCCCAATCGAACTTCTTCATAAAGCGGTATCCTGCGCCAAAAATTGTGTTTATACCGCCGCCGAAGCTGTCCCCAAGACCTGTCCAATCAACGCCGTTAATAAAGCTGTTCAGACCGTCTGTAAGCTTATCCACAAAGCCATTCAGCTTTTTCTGAATACCGTCCCAGTTGATGTATGCGAAAGCTCCGTTGACCTTTTCAGCCACAAGAGAGCCTACTCCTGCCCAGTCCCCTGACTTTATAGCGTCTTTCATACGCTTCGCCCAATCAGGAAGCTGAACGTTGTCGCCGTTTATGGCTGAGTAATCAATGCCGCCCTCTGAACTGTCTGTATCGGACTTGCTCTGATCCGGTGCAACTCTTACAACGTCAAAGTCCGCAAGGTAAGTGTCCTGAGTTTTCTTTATCTTCTCCGCTGATTTCTGCGCCTGCTTTGTCGCCTGCAAGGACTTCTGATAGGTCGTGCCGAAAAGCTCAGATACAAACGCTGCCACAGTTTTTGTCGCCGTCGATACGCCCGTCATAAGCGTATTGAGATACGGCATAACTGTGTTCATTATTGGTGTGAAAGCTATGGTGAGGTTTGCTTTTATTTCGTTTAAGGACTTGGCAAATTCTTCGTTGCCTGAAACAGCGTTTGCAACAGCGGAACGTATTCCTTTCAGCAAAACAAGCACGCCTGCCATTAAGAACACTCTTTTTGCCGCAGATTTGAGCGAATGTGTAAACTTGCTCAGCGGTTTTGAAGTGCTGTCGATAGTTGTTTTAAGCCTGCTGAATTTGGATTTAACTGCGTCAACAGCCTTTGAGCCTGCCGAACGCATTGTCTTGAAAGCTCCTCCAAGAGTTGACTTCACCGCCTTGCCTGCAAAGCTGACAGCTGAGCCGATACCGCTTTTTATCCTGCCTGCAACAGTCTTTATTTTCTGCACGGCACTTTCAGCAAAGCCTGCGATAATATCGTCCATTTTTGTTGTCTGCTCTGAAACGCTTTCGGCTGACTTGTTTGCCGTTTCCGCCGCTGTCTGACTTATCTTCGCAGAACTTGATTTAGTCTTGTCCTGCATTTTCTGAACTATCTTATCCGTTAGTTCATTGACCTCAGCTTCGACCTTTGTAGTGTCATACTCAGGGTCATAGTTCACCTGAACAGTTTTAGGCTTGATATTATCTGTCTGCCCTGCCGCTTCCTGCGCCTTTTTGCCCAGCTTATCATACTCAGCCATTGCCTTTTCAACAGCCTCCTGCATACTTTTCTGAGCGATCTCAGACGCACTGCCAAAGCCCTCGTCTACGGCTTTAGCAGTCTTATCCATAGCGTTCTCAACAGCTTTCTCTGCCTGCTCTACTGGCTTTGAAAAGCCATTCTGTATGCTTGCAGATATCTTGTCGAGCTGCTCCTGCACCTTGTTTTTTATCACAAGGTCAAGAGATATAACACCAACGCTTGCTCCGTCTGCCATTACTTATCACCTGCCTTTCCGAACATTCCCTTGAACAGCCTTTCAAAGTATCTCGCAGTTTCAAGCTTGTCTTGCTCTGTGAACGTTTCTCTTGCTTTCTGACTTCTGAACGCCGTCCACTCTGAGCGTATCTGCTTTTCATACCTGTCGAAATTCTTTATGATATCCTTGTTGTCCTCGCTCCTGATACGAACGATCTGACCCAGTGGTGTATCGTGCATAATCCCTGCAACGAGCCTGTACCAATCGCTGTAATGCAGATTTTCCTGCTCTGAGGGCAGGATATTGTACTGCTTTGCAATGGATTGTATGATAAGCTCTCGGTCATAGTCAAGATCGTACCAGCTTTCTTCAAACTTACTCTGCGTTTTCCTGTGGAAATCGAGCCTCTGTCTTTTCTGCGTCCTCGCCTGTTACCGCTGAGATAACAAGAGTGAAAAGCTGCTGATATGCCGCCCAAGGCATATTCATTGCCTCTATCTCCTTGTAGTCCTTTGGTGCAAACGCAAGCTTGAAAACCTCGTCTATCATATCAAGATCTTTCTTTTCGGCGTTCTTGTCGCAGATGTCAAGTATCTTCTTGACAGTTTTCTGCCTGTCGTCCACAGGGTAGACCTTGTCACCTACTCTTATCTCAGGTGTACCTGTAAGAAGCTTGCTGTCGAGTGTATACATCTTTGCCATAGTTATTGTCCTTTCTGATTTTGGGTATAAGAAAAGCACTCCGCTGTGAACGAAGTGCTTGACATTATTGTTTTGCTGTGATATAATGAACATAAAGAGAGGTACTGCGATAAGCGGTTTACCTCCGGTTGGTCAATTTAAATTATAACCGTCCTTTGGCAGAAGGGCGGTTATTTCTTTTTATTGCAGACATTGAGCACAAGCCCAATTATGTTTGTTATAAGTAGAAGTAAAGTTAAGACTTCCATAACGCTCATGTGTCGCTCACCTCCTTAGCCATGAGGCTTTTGGAGGATTATTTAAACCGCCTACCGTTATTTGCAGTACCCAAAGTTATTATATCACAGATAGTTTTTCTTGTCAAATATTGTTGTTTATGCTGCTGCCTCAGTAAACTCAGGCTTGCCGTCGGAAGCAAAGTCGAACGCAAGCGGCGCAACTGCTGTCGAATCTCCGCCGCCCCATTCTGTTACGCTGACAACGCCCTTGATAACAAGCTTTGCTCCGCTTGGAAAATTCCACACAAGGGTTGTGGTCGCCGCAGCACCTGTTTTGAGTGCAAGGCTCTCGATGTAGTCATTGCCTGCGTCACCGACGTTTCTCTTGCCTGAGATACTGATAGTGATAGACTTACCAGTGAGCAGACGTCTTGTCCAGCCCTGCTGATCAAAAGGCTTCCACTCCTCGATATTGCCGTCAATGGATACTGAAAAGCTCTCCATATCGGCAATAGTCACAAGATTGCCCTCTGTCGAGCCGTCGCCGCCTGTCTTGTCTATCTTGAACTGGTTTTCATATACGGGATAAACTCCTGTTGTGTTTGCCATACTCATTCATTCCTTTCGTAATATACTGTTGCCTCGATAACATATTCACACACGCCTCGCTCGTCCCTGCCAACAGAAACAGGCTCTTTGCATTCGAGATACTTTACCGTAAATACGTCAGCCTTATGCTGACGTATATCGGATAGGATATCAAGAACGCTTTGAGCCTTTATCTCTGCCTGCGTGGGAGTATCAGTCCAATGAATAAGCACCGAGATATGTTTTTCAAGTGTTTTTGTGCAGGCTTTTCCACCTATGCAGATACGCTGCGGCTTTGAAGTCTTTGCGTTGTACACGCCTATGCACTTGTCAAGGTTGCCGTCAATAGTGCCTGCATACACGTCCTGCAGTTCAAGGATATCGCTCAGCATATCCGCTATGTTAAGTAAAGTCATATGCCTGTCCTCTTTTTGAACTCTGCCACAAACTCATTCTTGGCAAGGTCCTTTTTACTGCCTGTGATATATGGTTCAAGCCAAGCCGCACCTGCGTTAGGGTTATTGCCTTTCTGAAAATGATACTCAGGGTGATAATACAAACGTCTTGCCTGCGGAGAGCCTGTCACAAGACTTGCACCGCTTTCGTCAGCTTGGACAAAGGTCTGATTATTCTGCATATCGCCTGTATCGAACGGCATTGTCTGAGCACTTACAAGGTCTGCCCTCACCTGCTCCATAGCCACCTCAGCAGACTTCACAGCAGCGTCTTCGATAGCTTTTATTGCCTGCATATCAAGCTTTATTTCAATGCCCACTATATCAGCTCCAATCTTGTGTAATTCACCCTGCCGTCAGGGTCTTTGGCTTTCTCAGAGCCATATATTTTGTACGTCCTGCCGCCTATGACCGCATAGCCCTCTATAACAGCATTATCGGGGGCTATATCTCCGCAGAAAAGAGCCTCGCCTGACAAGGTTATAAGCTGTTTATCTGCGGATAATTCCTGCCTTGACTTCTCAGAGTGAAAGCATTTGCCCTCAAATATGACCGTCTGCTTCTTTGAGCCGTCACGATTAAGTCCGTCCGTTCGATAGACCTTACAGGGCGTTTTGCATACCCTTTCAGGTACAAGCCGAGGAAACTTCATCACATCAGCCCCCTGTAACATAGTCCTGTCTGCATAAGCACATTGTAGACCTGACGTGTTGTGATAACGCCGTCAAGAGATACCACCTTTGACTTATCGAATGACATTGAAACTCCGCTTATGCTGTAAGCGCTCAGAGGACTTTCTAACAGCTCTGAATTGTCATAGATGAATTTCATCTGCAAGGCTGTGGAACGTTTTATACGTTCTCTCTGAAAGTCTGTGAAGCTGTCAATGCCCTCTGCTGTTATGCGGTTGAAAGTCAGCGTGTCGATATCGCTTTCAGCTCTTTGCCGAATAGCCGAGAACTGTTCTTCGGAGATATCACACTCAGGACAGATATTGCAAAACTCAGTAGAGGTGAGGTACATATCCCTCACCCCTTACTCGCTGTACTCTGCTGTGTCAACGTCAGCGTAAATGCTGTCTATCTTTCCGTCCTTGCCGTTCGGAAAAGTGAAAACATCTGAGAACGCTCTGTTCTGATAGAGCCAGCCGTCCCCCTTTGTGTGTCCGCCCGGAGCAAAGCTGTAAATGCTGTTGATCTTAGGTACTATCTTTGTGGTCTCAGGTGTTGCGATAAGCACGTTTATCTTATGCGAACCTGCGACCTTTTCATAATATGTATCAAGTGCAGACTTGCTAGGTGTGCCTGATACCTTAGTGTAAGAGCCGCTTGATTCGGTGTAATACTCCTTGCCGCTCACGATATCGGTATCAGCGGTCTTTACATAGCTTGCAGTGCAAGGCTCAAAGCCGCCGTCCTCAGGGTCAAAGTTGAAGAGGTCATAGAAACGCTCATCATCAATGACCTCCATGATAGGCACTCCGTCAATGTCGGTCACTCTTGTTCTAAGACCAAGTCCTCCCTCTGCGATCTGCGTCATTTCTATCTTTCGTGTGAACTTGTCAGACTGCTCCAGCAGGTCCATAATTGTGGAAGTCACATACATAATGAGCGAGCCGTTAGACTTATATCTTCTCAGCTTGCCTGATGAAAGAAAGCCTTTGAGCTTGTCGAACACGTTACCCTTTGTGTATGATGAAGCGGCTGTTGATGAGTGATAGCCCTCAAGCTCTGCCGCTCTCTGAGCTGTCTTTGAGAAGAACAGAGCGTCAGTTTCGGGTGCTGACTGTGTTTTCTCGAATACCTCTGAGATATTCTTGATAGACGCTGATGAGTTCGTTTCGTCAACGTCAGCCTTATCCACAAGAAACTCAACGTCACGATCGTGTGTAAGAGTGAAAGGCACGTCCGTCTGAACATACTTACCTGTGTTCCAACCGCCGTTTCTGTTGTGGCTCTTGTAGCCTGATGTTGACATCTGTGTGAAGTGGAAAGTCTTTGCGTCAAGCCACCTTACATTCTGTGTGATGAACGGGCTTGACAGTGTTTCCTGGATCCTTATCTCCAAGAGTTCGGGGTTCCATACTTCTGCATAATTAAGATTTGGCATGATTCATTCCTCCTGTTTTTACTTGAATTTGTTCCAGCGTTTCTGCGCTGTTGGTTTGCTCTGTGGCTTCTTTTCATCAGTATCCGAAGATCCTGCACCGACCTTGAAACCGCCCTGCTTTTTGCCGTCGGACTTTTTATCGCCCTCGCCTTTCATATCCGGATACTTCTTCACAACCGCAGAAAGGGCGGCGTTGATATCCTGCTGACTGCCGTTTCTCACATAGCTTTCAGCCACCGCAACAGCGTCCTCGATACAGTCGGGCTTGATACCAAGCTGCATAGCGGCTATCTGAGTTTTGAGCCTAAGTATCTCCTGGTCCTTTTCATCAGGTGCGTTCTCTGCACTGTCCTGCTTGTCGGGCTTATCCTCGCTTGGCTGTTCCTGCTTATCTTCCGCAGGCTTATCAGCACCCTCACCGTTCTCGTCAGCCTGACTATCGTCCACCGCAGGCTGTTCATTGTCGGCAGAGTTCTCATCTACCTTGTCCGCAGGCTTTTTCTCAGCCTTTGGCTCGTCCTTTTTCTCCTCGTGAGTATCGGAAGTTTTCTTCTCCTCCTCATCAGGGAGTTTCTTTTTCTCGTCCATTTTCTGACCTCGCTTTCTTAAATTTGTGTATGAAAAAAGCACCCGTTAAGGTGCTTAGTTCCGATGTTTGGGTATAAAAATACCGCCTCGCCGTAGCGGAGCGGTTAATTATCATATAGAAGAAAGCCGTCTTGATCTCTCAAAACGGCTTAACCTGATGCGTAAAATACCATAATTAAAGCAAGTCTAATAACTCAATGAAATAAAACCTAGAATTTCTGCTATTTTGATCTTTAAATATGACATTTTCTTTTTTTAATATATTAACATACTTTCTCAATGAATTTTTATTTATTCCTGTTTCTCTATTTAGCATATCAATTGTGAAAATAGGATGTTTGAAAATTGCTCTAATTACAATTTCTGAATTTGTTGTATTTATATTGTTTCTCATAGTGCATAGCGTGCTTTCATAGAGTCTATCAAGACTATTCAAAAAAGCAATATCTCTATTTACCTGATTAATGACTGAATTTAAAAAGAATTTGATCCAATCAGTAAAACCTTTAACCGTCAGTGATCTTGTGCCTTGTAAAAACGAGTAATACTTTACCCTATTACGTTCCAATTCTTGACTCAAGAAAAAAAATGGAGATGAAACAACGCCTTGCTTAAATAAATAGGAATTAGAACCCTTCCAACTCTTCCATTACCATCAGGAAATGGATGTATTGTTTCAAACTGAGCATGAATAAGTGCAGCCTTAACTATTGCAGGCAGCTTATCTTCAAACTGATAATCATTATTGATATACCTTTCAAGATTACCCATCCATTGAGGAACATTTGCTGCAATCGGTGGTACATGATCCCCAACTCTATTTTGCTGTGTTCTGAATTCGCCCGGAATAAACCGTGAATTTTTTCTGACATCACCACGCAAAAGTATTTCGTGTATCCTTTTTAACAATTATATTGTAATAGGATTATCATTTATCTCCTTGCTTGCCATAGACAGAGCTTCGTTATAACGAAGAACCTCTTTTATATCTGGATTTTTAGTCTCATCTTTTTCCGTATCAGACTCGTAAACTGCATCAATTGTTGTTTGGGTACCCTCAATTTTTGTTGAATAAAGTGACTCAATCCTGATCATATGATTTACTGAATAAGTATATGCGATTTTAGAATGCTCCATCATCTCATTAAATTCGCCTAACTTTGTCGATGCAACAGCAATATCAGAAACGATCTCGTTTAAATCGACATATTCCAAATTGAATGGTAATGCCATTGGTTCAAATGGTATATTCATATTTTATCACTCCTTAAAATATGTTATACACCATATAATTGATTTATGCAATACTTTTTTCAAGAAAAATGTTCTATAAATCATTCTGACTATCACATGTATAAAAATACCACCCACAAGGAGCGGTTAGATTTATAACTGACCGATATAATCCAAAATACTTTCGCACATCAAGCCTTCTTCATTTGGATTATAATTTTCATCCAAACAGTTCAAAGTCAAGTAATCACCAACTTTATCTTCTATGACATCAAGTTCATCATTTGGGTCAATACCAATAGAAACAAGAAACTCTTTTTGTTTTTCTGACATTATAATCACTTCCTTTTGTACTTGTTGATTTTGTTCTTGCCTGTTTTCCATATAGTTGCGATAGTTCCAGTTTGGGGATTTACATTAACAGTTGCTTTCTCACCAATAAATCGTTGGCTTGGTCTGCCCAAACTATCAATTTTAATTTCATCAATATATAGCGGATTTATAAGTGCATCTTTTATATCATTTACAGAAACCTTTCTTTCGGAAGCTCGCTCTTCCATATGTTTTGAAAATTTCGTTACACCAATTCCGTTAGATGTTGTTAATTCAATTTTATCATCTTTTTCCTTTTCTGTCAAGCCGCCATACACTTTCTCCCTAGAATAATCCCTCCGCAGAACTTCGCTGTTAGCGTTTATAAAGGCTTTCAATTCCTGTTGTGCCTGCCTTACTTTCCTGCGGCATTCTTTCGCTGTGTCGGGGTCAAGCGTTCCCTCGGCAAAGCGTTTGAACTTGCGTATCTTCCGTTCCATTGCACGCTGTTTCTGTTCAAGCTCTCGCTGCTCTTTTATCTTCTCCGCCGGTATCGGCTCAGGTATCTGCGTTCTGCCGTGTATATACTGCGTCATTGTGTGACGGCAGTTGGGGTGGAAAAGCCCATTCTTTACGGCGTATGACAGCAGCCAAAACCACTCACCGCAGTAATTTGACTTGCCTTGAAACTCGTCCTTTTCCCCCTCCCATACTGTGAACACATCATCAATGTATACTTGACCTTGCCAAGGCTCACAGGTCTTTGAACAGCCGCCATACTGCGACACAAGCACAGTATCATACCCAAGCTCTGCAAAGCGTTTCGCCGCACCCTGCAACGCTGCCCTTGTGGACGTTGTCCGCAGAGCCATTCGCACATAGTCGGCAATGTTCACTCGCTTGCCGTCAGCGTATACGATACAGTTTATGCCCTTGTCGAGGAAATCCTTTGTGGCAAGGTCAATAGCCTCGTTAAGCGTCATAGAGCCTGTTCCCATTGCAAGCTGTACCCTATTCAAAGTCTGCCTGTAAATATCGTCTGTCATTCGCAGAGCGGCTGTTTCAGCGGTCTTTTCAAGGGTGGTGACGTCTTCCATAAGCTTTGCCATTTTCTTTTCGTTCACGCCAAAGAAATGCTTGTCGGGGATAGGTGTTATAGGCTCGTCGGAAAGCTCCTGGGCGCTCCTTTGTGCCTGCTGCTGACCCTCTTGGAACTGCTCCGTCATAAGCTGTCTTGTCTGATCGTCGATAACGTCAACGTACTCGTTCATAATGTCGAGGTTTTCACGGCGGAAGTTCTCCATATTTTTCAGTTTCTCAGCCTGCCAAGCAGACCATTCAAAGCCGTAACGCTGTTCCTCAGCCTTGTGCCTTTTGAGATTGCGTTTCAGCGAAGATATGAGCCTTAGCTCTATCTCCTCAAATATTTTGGCTATGTCCTTAAAATTAAGCGTACTCATCACCTACCGCAGTAGGCTCACCCTCTGTAAGCCCCTTTTCCTGCATTATCCGCTTGACCTCTGCAGCTTTCCAATCGTCCTCTTTAGAACTGCCCCACAGCTCCTCCACCTGCGTTTCAACTGACATAATACCATACGTGCTTGCCTTGCCCACAGTTTCAACTCTGCTGTCAAAGTCAGGCGCACCGTACTCACCGAAGTCAACTGTCACCTCATAAGTCTCAGGGGCTTTGCCCTGCATATTGTCATAGGTCTTGAGGATAACGCTCACAAGCTCAGGCAGAGCCTTTTCAAGTGCAGTTGTGATAGTGTTTCGGGTGTTGCCTGTGACGTCTTTCTTCTCTCGCTGAGCGTCTGCACTTGACATCTTGCCCACATCTATGCCAAGCGTGGCAGGAGATACAAGCCCTTGCAGACACATAAGCAAGCAATTCGTATAGCTTGCCACAAACGCCTCATACTTGATATCAGGCTGAACTACTTCTATCTTAGGCACTGCACCCTCTGCCGAAAGCGGTGGGTCAATGCTTATGTAACTGTTGCCGAACTGGTTTGGAGCTTTAAGCTTACCGCTTGCAGGATCTCTAGGTATCATGCTTTCGGGGATATACTGCTTTACCCTGCCTGCTCTGATAGCGTCCCACCATTGTGAGATCACCTCGTCCAAAGCGTCAAAGCAATCAGACTTGCCGCCGTCAAAAATGCTCTTGCCTCTGTTCGGGTATTTCCGTGATGAAAAGAATTTCAGCGGCACAGCCATTATATACTCGCCCTCAAACTCAGTTCGGGGCGGTATCTGTGCAAGGCAAGGCACGTTGTCCAAACCGACCTCGTGACCGTTATCGTCATACAGACGGCTTTCTATGTACCCCTTACCGTAATGCTCTTCAAGGTGAAATCTCTTTGAGGCTGCATAATGCACAGAATGAAAAATGACCTCGTTCAGCAGACCTCGTACAAAGTTATACTCCACTTTGTCAGCACCGATAAACTCGACTATTGGCGTATCAGAAAGCTCAGTATCCACCGATATTTTGAAAGCTCCGTCGCCGTCAACAAGTGCGGTAACTATTGCCTTGCCTGTCAGCTCTGTGAAGTCTATATGCTCGCAGATATTATCGAAGTCAGCCTTTGCTTTGTCACCTGTGACCTTGATATCGTCCATATCAGAATAGACAATGTATGACAGCGTATCGGCGATTATTGCAGGCAGACCGCTATGTATCTTGCGTATCTTTTCATTCTCAGGAACGCTGCTCCAGAATGAATTAGTGCCTAAGTTAAGCTGACCAAAGAACTGCGAAAGCTCTGCGGCGTCACCACGATACCAAAGCTGTGACCTTATCACATCTGTCATAAAACCTGTTTTCTCTGTGATAGTTATGCTGTATTCGGGTGCAGGCTGGATATCAAGCCAGTTTCTTATCATATTTTTCACCTTGCTTCCTATGCTGAATTTAGTCAATCTTCACACTTCCTATCTTGTCACGATACGGCAGCCAGGCATACTGACAGGAATTGATAAGGTGGTCGTTGCCGTCCTCCGGCTCAGCCTTATCCTCTTTCCAACTGTATATGTTAAGCTCGCCTGTGTACTCCTTGCAATGCTCAAGGATATAAAAATCACCTGCCGCCAGCCAAGCTGACTGCAAGTGTATTCGGTCGATTATTTTCGTTTTCTTGAATGCCGGGATAAAGTTATATATACTGCCTGTGAGCCGTCCAAACTTCTGACATTCAAGTATGGTCGCCTGATCTGCACTGTCGATATACACATCTCGTGCAAAGCCCCACGTCCTGCGGTTTTTCTCCAAGAACGCCGTGAATATTTTCGGTATGTCAGAGGGCGTGAGAGGCACTTGTCTGTCACGATTGTTATACACTTCCTCGTCAAGAGTGACGCACTTTCTGTCAGCCGTTATGCCCACAAAGGTGAACGCTATGGTATCAGGTGAGGACTGAGAATAGGCTGTGTCAAGCCCGGCTGAGAAGTACACATAATTGAAAGCTTTCGCCTGCTCTGCTGTCAAGATATTTCGCTTTTGCAGGTCAAACACAAGCCCTGTTGCACGTCCTCTCAGACCGAGTATCTTGTTCTTATACAGCTTTGTGCCTTTCGGAGCGGCAGCCATTTTCCGTTTGATATCCTCATCAGTAAGTGAAAGATTATCACGAAAAGTAAAGAACCAATACCGCCAATTGGGTACAGGTTCTTCTGTAAGCTCTTTCATTATCTCCGCAGGCACGTCACAGGCGTATTTCTGATACGGACGTGAGCGGTTGACAAACTCTTTGTACACAGGCAGTGAGGGGTCGTCAGGGTTGAGGGTCGCCATAAGGTAATCGTTTCGGGTAGACATCTCACGGACAAACTCGATATCAGCGGTGTTTATCTCGTCGATATAAACGCAGCCGAACTGAGCGCCCAGCACCATTTCCCACTTATCCTTGTTGTCATATCCCAGAACATAGATTATCTTGCCCTCAAACTTGATATGCGGCAGTTTGTAGTCCTTATCACCGTTACCGAAGTACCGAGCATTGGTGTGCAGGTCAAGAATGCCGTTATCCTGCTGAATGATAGTTTCCTCAGCCTTTCCCGTAGTCTTAGCGGCAATGACGTGAAGTTTCTTTCGGCTTGCCGACACCATACGCATGAACTTTATTCCTGCGCCCACAGTTGTTTTGCCGCTTGCGGTAGTTCCCTCAAGGAAGTCCGCAGACACGCCCCGAACGCTGTTGATGAAGTCCATATACTTCTGCGACAGGGGAAACTTACTCGTCAAGCCCCTCACCGCCTATCTGAGCGAAAACGTCTGAAAGCTTTTCGGAGGTCTTGACCTCCGCCTGTATCTTAGCCACATACTCTCCTGTCATTTTATTGAGGGTATCGACGGCTCTGATACGGTCAGCAGGGTCATTCTTTCCGTCCTTAGCGATATCAGACAAGAGTGCCTGCCTCTCCTTTGCGGTCATTATACGCTCGTCCTGAGCTTTCTCGGACAGCACACGGATATACTCCGCAACACTAGGATTATCTAGGATTTTGCAGGCGTCAGCTTTCGCATACTTCTCGCTGTATCCTGCCTTTATAGCACTCTGAACGGTGTTGCCGCTCTGAGCATAGTATTCTGCAAATTTCTTTTGCCGTGCTGTCATGAGAGGCACCGTCCTTTCTGAAGAAAAACAAAACTGACCCCGTCTTAAAAACGAAATCAGTTTATTGCTTAAAATTTATTTTTCTACTTTAGATAGTCTTTTTTTGTACTGTTTGTACAACTTGAATTAGTTTAATAAATGAAGCCTTATTATTTAAGTATTGTTTTTAAATTATTCGCTATTTTTGTACCTTTATCAACAAATAGATCATAATCTTTTACCCTTACATCGTCTCTTAAAACAACTTCTGGATTTCTTAAATAAAAGTCACTTTTTAATGCTTCATAATTATCAATTATATCACGGAGTTCAGCTGTGATTATTGATAAATGAAAATTTTTGCTTCTAAAAATATCTGAATATTTTCTAGTAAACTTTCGTGAAATATCATTGTCTTTGGGAACCATATTTCCAGCAAAATAGTCACCATTTTGCTCACACCATGTGTCATTCTCTATTATTAACTCTACATCTTCAAGCAAAACATGATATACTATGTCAAGCAGCGATGTAGTTTCAGCATCATCAATATCATATTTTAAATCACGAATTAAGTTAATTAACTTCGAAAAATCACTTGGCGTTTGGTTCCCTTGTTCGCATTTTTCCTTTAAAAGCAAAAGGTATTCTTTTAGTTTTATATGCATAAATACAATCTCCAATCAATAGTATTTTCTATATTATATCACTAATCAGAGCGAAAATCAACGAAATGCACCGAATTTCTATTTACTGCATAAAACACATTTGTATTTTTTATGCAGTATATCAAAAGTTCGACATTTATGAACCTTTTGCGACGCAACGCAAAAGCGACCGCAAAATGCAGCCGCCCTTGTGAAAATATTATAAGGAGTTTTGTAAATGGTGGAGCAGATCTGAGCTGGCACGCTCTCGACCTGCATAGCCCCTTACGGGGCTTAGAAAATTGGAGATGACTTCAATGAAAGTACAAGTCTGAGGTACATCTACACTTTCCTCAGTTTAAATTATATCACACCTAAAACGAACAAAACGAACACACTTGATTATTTTTTCAAATATCTTTTGACCGCCATTCTACAGCCGTCCGCCGTACCTCCGACCTTGTGTCCTATCTGTATCCAAGTCAATCCTTTTACAAACCTGAGTACAAATATCTTCCTCATTTGTCTATCATCTATCCCCTTGATAAACTCCTCCACAGCCCTCTGCTCACGCTCTAGCCGTGCCTGTTCGCACAGCAATGAAAGTGTATCGCCACTTGGCAGAAAGCCGTCTATGCGTGTGCTGTGTGGTGTGTAGGACGGCGGAGTGCATACGCTGATACTGTCGGCAACGTACTTGCCCGAAAGCTCTGCCTTGATGTCCTCAATGGCTGAGGCGTTCCTGCGGTAGGCTTTCAGGCGTGACATGGTCATTGGGTCGTTTCTTTCCATAGGCTATCTCCTCTCTTATTCCCAGCACAACATACCCGTTCTTTATTCCCCAGCCATTGAGGATATATGTTATCTTGTATGTATGTCCTGATATCTCATGTTTTGCGTGTTCTCTTACTGTGCCATCTGAGCTACGATAAGACGTTCCGTCCGTCGGTATAAATCTTATCAGATCTCCTGTCTGAAAACCTCTGTCATTCTTTCTGACCTCGAAAGTTTTCTCGCCGCTCATAACAGCGTCACAAAATTCTATGCTAAGTTTCAGATTATGTGTTTTCATTCTTTTGCCTCCTCACACCTCAACTCTTCCAGCCTACAATACACCAACGTATTGCCACAAGTCTTGTCAGCGATCTCTGCCTGATAGAAGAACTGACCTGTCTTACTGTTCTTGCGGATAATGCACCCTGTCAGCTCGTAGCAGTCAGAGCCGTTGTAGCTCACCCTGCGTCCGAGACTCTTCTTTACTTCATGTATCGTCATAGCTCCTCTATCCTCACATAAATGCCAGGTATGTCCGCCCAAAACTTCTCGCATATCTCACTCGCCACAAGCTGGTCGTCTGTCCAGAAGTCAAGCTTTGTCATACAGTCCTTGAACATCTTCTGCAGGTTGTCTGTGTCAGGCTTGCTGGTCTTGTACTCTCCGTCCTTGTGTTTGCCGTCATTCGGAAACAGCCACTTTGTTATGAGCCGTATCCCACAGATGTACTTTTCAGGCGGTCTGTGCCTTGCAAGGTTTGCCGTGAGCTTTTCTTTTGCCGCCTTGACATCGGGTGGGTCATAAAATATCGGCTTGTCATTTCTCACAGTCGCCTTGTGTTCCTGCGCCGTAGCCGTTGGCGGTATCATCGCCATAAAAAATTCAGTCATCATCTTCCTCCTCGCATTTGAAATCTACTCCGTGCCACTTGTGTGACTTGTCATCATACACCAATGCTCCCGACTGTTTGACCATATCCCAAATGTATTTGAGTACCTGCGGCTGTTTCACGAGCCACCAGAGTGTGCGTGCCTTACGAAAGTCAAAATCTTCGTTCGGCAGCTTATGAAAAAGCGGTGGCATTTTCTTAGCTGCATTAACAACGTCTTGCCTTGCCTTACTTCTTGTTGCTTTCATCTGCGTGTGCTCCTCTCGTGCGTCATTATTCTGATTACTTTTTCGTCGGGGCAGTTTCAAGCCCCCGACAAAAAGTATTGTTTATAATAATAGATTTGTCTGTCCGTCCGACAAACTCGGTAATTTTCGATATTGTCCGACAAGAAAAAAGTTCGATTTTGTCCTGACACTTTTTCGATTTTTTTCTGTCTGTCTAAAGTTCAAAAAATCGACTTTGTCTTGTCTGTCTACTGAGCTTTTAAGCCACATTCTCCCTCTTCTATCCAAAAGCCACCATGCTCTTTGAGGTATCTTCCAACGGTCTTTTCGCTCTTTCCTATGTACTCCGCCAGCTCAGAAATGCGGCACTTGCCGTTCTCCTGCACACCGCTGAAAGCTGTTTCAATGCTCTCCTTGCGTTCCTTGCTGCGGTCTTCATTGGTCTTCTTCTTGCTGAAATTCTTTTTCCAATTCGGTGTGATGTCCTCTACCTCGCAGTCTTTAAGCACGCCCACAGTATCCTCTCTGTGAACAGGATAATCAAACCACATATTGAGGGGAGCAAACTTCGGGAACTCTCTCAGAGTACCCTCTATACGCCATGCCGTGCGGTTTCTTACCGCAAGCTTAGCCTTGTCTATGTCGGCCATCATAAGCTTGTATGAGTTCGGGTGCAGGTGCTTGTGTGTTATCTCAAGCATTTTTGACGGCGTAACAAGATCGTCCTGTGAACAAAGGTCATCAGTATTTCTGTAAAATCTCCTCATCCAGTTCTCGCAGATACGGCAAACAGTTTCGTCCTCCTGCTGCTTGTAAAGGCTGTCTGAAATGTCAAGTTCTGAAAGGTCAAGAAGTGCGTCAGGGTCACGGGCGAATACTCCTGAACCGCTGGCTCTGTCCATTGAACGCTTACCGCCCTGTGCTCCCTTTGAGTGGTGGTGGCAGTATATGACCGCACAGCCAAGCTCTGTGCATACCTTGTCAAACTGGTTGCAAAAGTGCGCCATTTGGTCTGCTGAGTTCTCATCGCCTGTTATGACCTTGTAGATAGGGTCTATTATCACGGCAATGTAATTCTTCTTGCTTGCTCGGCGTATAAGCTTTGGCGCAAGCTTGTCCATTGGCACGCTGTGACCTCGCAAGTTCCATATGTCTATGCTGTTGAGGTTATCAGGCTCTAGGTGCATTGCGGTGTACACGTCCTTGAAACGGTGCAGACAAGATGCTCTGTCAAGCTCCAGGTTGACGTATAGTATCTTTCCTTTGGTGCATTGCCAGCCAAACCACTTTACCCCCTCAGCTATCGCCACGCACATTTCGATAAGTGCATAAGACTTGCCTGCCTTTGACGGACCTGCAATGAGCATTTTGTGACCCTGTCTGAGAACACCGTCAATAAGGGGCGGAGCAAGCTCGGGCAGGTTATCCCACTCAGCACTCAGGCTCTCAGGGTCGGGGAGATCATCATTGATACTCTCTATGTAATCTTTCCATTCCGAAAAGCTTTCTTTGCCTATGTTCTTGTCAATGATGAACTGTTTCTTGCCGTTTCTCATTACGCCCGGCATACGGCTAAGACGTGAGGGATTGCGGTTTTGTTTATCTATGTCAAGACCGCTTTCCTTGCAGACCTTGTAAAGAAAATCAACACGCCTGCGGTACTCATCGTAGTTTGGTGCGTCTATCTTGACGATAGCGTGAACGCTCTTTCCACCGCTGTATACAAGCACAGCGATAGGAAGTTCAAGCTCTCTCATCACAGCATTCTGCTGTTCTATAGGCATACTGTCGCTTTCAACAAGAGCATAGCGGTAGTCTGTTACATTCTCGTTCTTTACGCCCTTGCCGTCAAGAGGATTGAAGCGGATCCACGCTCCTGCCTCTTCCTTGTAGTCGCCAAACACCGCACCAATGTCGCCGTTACATTCGCCAAGCCTCTTGATAAGCTCGCCTGCGGTGCGGTCGCAGCAGCCTTTTGTGGGCAAATACCTGGTCTTGCCGTCCTTTTCTGTTTCCCACGTTTGCGTAACATAGCCCACGTTCTCTCCTGCCTCAAAGAGTGTTTCAAGATATGTGACTATTTCCTTGACAGGATCCCATTGGGCAGGCTCTTTGATAGGTATGCCCTCACCGCCGTTTACAAGGGGACTGCTTTCTTCTGCAACTATCTCGCCGTCCCAGTCATATGCTTGAAACTCTCTGGGGCTGTATCCACGTTCCTTAGCCATTTGCACGATAGTTCCTGCGGTCACGGGCTGAGCATTGCCGTTAAAGCCTTGCCACTTGTGTTCACACTCACCGCTGTGATAACGGCTGTCTGACCTCGACCAACTGTCCCAATCGTTCACGGAATAGCCCTCGTGCTTGAGAGCCATTCCCACATTTACCCATTCCTGATAATCACAGCTTGCAGGGTCTATGTATTCAAGCATTTTAAGCAAATTTGTGTTATCCATTCACTTCTCCTTAGTTCTCAGGTGTGTATGTTTTCGGGTCGATATCTCTCGGCACTCTCCAACCATTGGCAGAGATACGGGCTATCATCCTGCTTGCACTGTCAAAGCTCCAAGAGCCGACGTGTTCAAAACCCTTGCTTTCAAGCAGCCTTATTTGCTTGGGAGTGGTAAGTCCTGCATTGCGGCGCTTTTCAAGTCGGTCAAGGATAAGCTTTGCCTTGCCTGCGTTGTCTATATCGTCAGGAAAAATGCCCAGCTTTTCAAGTTTTGCTTTCTGCTTGTCAGTAGCAGGAGCACACTCCCAGCCAAAAGCAGGAACGTAAGAGGATAAGTCCTCAGCCTGTATTGACATTTCATACTGCAAAGGGTCAACGAGCTTTCGCTTGCGTGTTTTCATTTCTTTGAGCTGTTTTGCCAAAGACTCTTCACGCTGTGCCACAACGTCCTCACTTGCCTGTTTTTCTGCCTCTTCGATATCCACTGCACAGCCTGCCTCATTGGCAAGATTTTCGGTCATTTTCTCAGCGACCTCTTCATTCTGACAGATAAGGTGTGCAGGTCTGCAAAGCTCGTGGCGTTCTGTGTGCCATAGGAAATCAAGCAGTAAAAGCTCTGTCTTTCCCTCGCAGAGCCTTGTGCCTCTGCCTACCATTTGACAGTAAAGTCCACGCACTTTTGTTGGTCTTAGCACGATAACGCAGTCAACTGACGGACAGTCCCAGCCCTCTGTGAGGAGCATTGAGTTGCACAGCACGTTGTATTCGCCTTTGTCGAAAGCTTCAAGTATCTCCGCTCTGTCTGTGCTTTCTCCGTTGACCTCAGCGGCGTTGAACCCTTTGCTGATAAGGATATCACGGAACTTCTGAGAGGTCTTGACAAGCGGCAGGAACACAACTGTCTTGCGTTCCTTACAGTATTTGAGCATTTCATCAGCTATCTGATAAAGATAAGGGTCAAGTGCCGTGTCGATATCACTTGCCTTGAAATCTCCTGCCTGAGTTGATACTCCTGAAAGGTCAAGTTTTAGCGGTATGGTGATAGCCTTGATAGGTGAAAGATAGCCCTCTTTGATAGCCTGCGGCAGGGTGTATTCATATGCAAGGCTGTCGAACACCGAGCCTAAGTTCTTCATATCGCCCCTGTCAGGTGTAGCCGTTACCCCAAGTACCTGAGCTTTAGGAAAATGGTCAAGCACTCTCTGATAGCCGTCTGAGATAGCGTGATGAGCCTCGTCAATGATAATGGTATCGAAGTAATTTTCCGAAAAGCCTTTGAGCCTTTTCTCACGCATAAGGGCCTGAACTGAGCCTACTACTACACGATACCAAGAGCCTAAACAGCTTTGCTCTGCTTTCTCGGTGGCACAGCCAAGCCCTGTTGACTTCATAAGCTTGTCCGCCGCCTGGTCGAGCAGTTCGCCCCTGTGGGCAAGGATAAGCACACGCTTACCCTGCCGCACACATTCTTCCGTAACAGCCGAGAAAAGTATTGTCTTTCCCGTTCCTGTGGGCAGAACTGCAAGGACTTTATTTATTCCCTCAGACCATTGTTCGAGTATAGCAAGCTTAGCCTCGTTTTGATATGGTCTTAAATTCATCATCAGAACGCACCGGCTTTCCAGCCCCCTGTCTGAGCAGGCTGACTATACTGCGGTGTCTGCATCTGAGCAGGCTGAACGGTAGTCACATTCTCGTCATAGGCGTAGAGCTTTTTAATCTTGTTGGACTGCCTGTCCTCACCGTCCTTGTTCTTGTAGTTGTCAACGTAGACGTGACACTTGCCCTTTTTGCCTGTGATAGCGTTCCAGTTCATTTTCAGCGGCTCGCCATGCTTTTTCAAGCCGAGAGCCAGGAAAAGTGCTGAGAGCTTCCACTCAAACTTGTTGCAAAGGAAGAAGTTCTCTGTTATCTCCACGCTGTCCTCTGCACCCCAAATGGTGAATGTGACCTTTGCCATATTGCAGGGCGGCACTTTCGCCGACCCCTCGTGTCTTGCACGTTCGTACTTTGCAACGGTGAAGTCATAGTCCCCCTCAGGGAGCAGGACAAAGTCCCCACCCTCGTTGACTATCTCATCCTCCCAGCCGTATTCCATAAAATTATCCATAGCGTTGTCCTCCTTTTAAATAAATGGTACTTTCTGATTTTCTCTGATAAGCGGCAGCATTTGCTCCCAAGCACCTATCAAACAGCCCTGTACAAAGTCGTCAGGATAGTTTGTGATAGGGGTATCATAAGGGAAATAGTTTCTCTGAGATACCACAAGACGTATATCCGATTCGCTTACGTTGTTGGCTCTCATAAGGTCCGCAAGCGCTTTCGGTATGCCCTCAGGGATAACGATAGGTGGTGCGACGTCCTCAAAGCCGCTGAGATCAGTAAGGGGTTCTTCTGCCTTTGGTGCAGCTGTCGGCTGAGCCTGCTGCAATGTCAATGCGTTTGATGTCTTATGAGGGGGCTGCGGTGCTGCTTTCGGCTGTGCAAGCTGCTCCTGCACACGTCTTGGCATCGTCACAGGCTTAGGCATTTCAGCAGGCTGTGTATACGCAAACAGGTGAGCTATGCCACTATACTCAAAAGGCATTTCAGACGGAAGTCCGTCACGATTTTTAGCGTCCCAGCAGGTGTGATGTGTGGTGTACATAACACGGTCACCGCCCTGAGCCTTGAACTTCTTGCCGTCCTTATCCACAGCTACTGCATATGTTTTGTAGTTTGCAAACAGCACCATATCTGCCCATTCTTTCACAAGAGGTGATATCTGAGAAGAAGTTTTCTTGCCGAGTTTCAGTTCCCAGCGGTCATAAGCGCCAAGCTCGTCAGGCTGTTCAAACTTTCTCATCTGAGCGTGAGCCGTAAGCACAACGTTGATACCGCTGTCAACTACCTCCTGTAAGAGATTAAGAAACTTGCCTATCTCCTCTTTTTCGTAAACATAGCCGTTGCCGTAGCCGAAATCTTCAATGCCTTTCTTCTGATGTGCCGAGCAGATAGTTTCAATGCAAAGCTGTTCAGCCCAATCAAATGTATCAATGACAAGGGTCTTGCAGAGCCTGCCGTTCATAGCTTCCTTTACCTCATTTTTGAGCATTTCCCAGCTTGTTGGCTTAGGGAAACGTCTGATGTTCAGCTTCTTTGTACTGCCCTCAGTATCAATAAATACAGGGTCGGGGAACTGAGCCGCAAAGGTGGATTTGCCTATGCCCTCAGGACCATATATCACGACTTTCTGTGCGGAACTTACAACTCCTGATGTTATCTCATACATTAAAATGCACCTGCTTTCCAAGTTTTCGTTTCTGTGTTTTCGTCCTTATCGTTGTCCATTGACCTGCCGTCCTCGATGATGATACTGCACTCATCACCTGTGGAAACTCTTGTGGCTATCGCCTGCAAGCCCTGTGCTTCAAGCCACTTGCCGAAGTCATCAAGGGTGTCGGTATCCATTTGTTCAAGCTTGTCCAGCAGGACAAAACCGCAGTCAGGGTTGAGCTTTCTCACGATAGAGGTAGCGACGATAAGCTGTTCTGCTCCGCTTATACTGTCCCACTTATGCCCGTTATACAGCAGCTCTCCGTCCTCAACGGAAAGACCCTCAAGGGGCAGGTCGGCACTGCCCAGCAGGTCGGTTTTAGCCTGCCTTACGTCCTCTATCTGCTCAGTGAGATATGTATACTGTGAACGGTAGTCCTCAGCGTCTATCTCAGCTTTCTCCCTGTCGAGATTTGCTCTTATCTTCTTGTTCAGTTCCTCGATATCTGAGATGTTCTTTTCAAGCTCCGCTGTGCTTTCGTCCACAAGGTCTTGTGCGTCAAGGCTTGCAAGCTTGAAGTTGTTCACTGCCGCTTCATAGCTTGCTTTTGCACGCTCATAGGCGGACTTAGCAATCTCCAACTGCTTTTCGTAGTATTCTTTCTGGTCACGCTTACGCTGATTTTCGCCGTTGCGAGCAAGTATATCCTGCTGCTGTCTGATAAGCTCCGAAGCCGAAACAGGCTCGGCAGGGACGTTTGCATACACGGGCATTTCCTTTGCAAACTTAGACTTCTGGTCAGCTATCCTGCCAATAGCAGTACGCTGGTCATAGAGAGAATGTTCCTTATGTTCCAACTGATAGAGCGTATCACCCACGCCTATTATTTTCAGCAGAGTTGAAGCTTTTTCCTTGCTTGACTGATTTATGAACTTAGGCAGGTCAAGTGCGAACTGTTCCACGAAGCTGTTCAAAAGCTGCTGACCGCCTTTCTTGCCTGTGCTGTCCGTGACTTTGAGGGAGCTGTTCTTACCCGAACGCTCCACCACGATTCCATTGTTGAGAGTGATCTTCAAATGCGGTTCGACAACAGACCCCTCACGCTGAGGAGAGGACGGCTTATACTTGTCACCGCCAAGCGCCCAAGCGATAGCGTCAAGTACAGAGGTCTTGCCCTGCCTGTTCTTACCGCCGATAACAGTAAGCCCATTCTTTGCAGGCTCAAGCTGTACGGCTTTTATCTTCTTTACGTTCTCAAATTCAAGTGAGTTTATTTTTACTGACATTCAGATCTCTCCATTTGGTATGATATTAGCATAGTCCAAACTGCTGACTACAGTGGTGACAGGCTATG